CGAATGGTGTTTCGTAAAATGATGAAGTTCAGTGTGCACCGACACTCTCCTCTCTTGGGTCTGAGATACTCCCTCAGATCTGGGAGAAAAAACAGGGGGTCAAAAGGTTAAGCATAAGGTTCCATCAATCTATAAATGCAATAAGTATCCAGAGAGAAATCTCAAAGGTGCCTATTCCCCCATACCCCATTTTTTTTACTCACTTAACTGGATATTTTAAAAACGAAACCTAAATAAAATTATGATAACACTTTATTATTTAACAGTACTAATAACATTAATTGGTCCCATTCCGACAGGATGGATTCAATATACAGATGCGTACACAAGTCGTTCCTACTGCCAGAAGAAGATTACTCTAATGGAACCTCAAATGCGTATAGAGATACAGGCAAGATTCCCGAAGAGACTTGTCAGCATAGGAGAGTTTGAATGTGCGACTAGGGAAGACGTTATAGAAAGAAATACAGAGTTGGGTCATTAATGTGGATATCTTTATTATTGTTCTGGTATTCTCTCTATATTGTTTATCTCTATGGTATTGTATGAAATGAATGCTTGACAAACCCTCCGAAATAGTGTATAGTAATATTACATTAGTTAATTGCAATGCGAAAGGAATAACTTATTATGACATGCAATATAAACGATCTGATTGAATACTCCGTGGAACCTTCTGTTCTGCGTGTGGGAAAAATCACCGAAGTATCCTCTGATATGGATTCGTATGAGGATATGAAACTCAAGGATGGTATTCCCCTATACTATTCCAAGAAACTTAAAAAGTACGTCCCTGTAAAGGAAAAGAATATTGGTTCAGTATTTCTCGGAGTTTCTTCCAAGGATGGTAAGAGAAATGATTACATATATTTTAAAGAAATCTTAAAATGCCTATAGATGATAAAGAGTTACATGAGATCGCACAGAAGCTGTGGGATATTGTTAATGATCATGTTGGTCCTACTGAGAAGGAAGAATTACTTGCAACTTCTGGTATGATGCTGAAAACGGCATTGGAATTGTATACTGTTGTTCTTACGGATGCAGAGATAGAACATCTCTTAGATCATATCGTAATAACCGCACTTCCTCAAAACCGGGCGAAGATGACTCAGAAAATTGGGGAGAGGACTCTTCATTAATGTCTGCTCTTAAAAATCTAGCAGAAAAGATAGCACCTCCTAAGAATACCGCATTACGGAACCATCCTGATGCGATAGCATTTACGAGTATAGTTCCTGTTGTTACAAAGGAAGACTGTCTTGCTCATATGTCTAACCAGCATATCAAATCCATTATCTTAACGCATGGAGATATCCAAAATCGTAGAACTAATGTCAAGGCAACTATGACTAGTTGGTGGATACATAAAAATGAAACTATCTTTGCTGAACTTTGTGCACAGGCAATAGAACTGGCAGAAAAGAACGGTCCTCATAAAATAGGAATGGAAACCTCTGAATGTTGGGGTGCTGTATATAAAGAAGGTGATTTTACTCAAACGCATGATCACTGGCCGAACTTATGGAGTTGGGTGTATAATGTAGAGAGTTGTTCTGAATGTTCTCCTCTAAAATTCCAGACACAATATCACACTCATGAGATTCCACCAAAAGAAGGTAACATGATACTGTTTCCTGCATGGATATTACATTCAGTACCTACTCAAACCTGTAAACATGACAGAATAGTAGTTGCTGGAAATATAAAGACTAATGACAGATCCTAAAAATAGTTTCTATCAAAATTTTCGAAGTAATCCCTCCTCACAAGTATTCCCTGAGAAATTTCCTCTTATTATAACAACCTGTAATGCAGAAAGTTCTCTGCGAGATGATTTAATACATATTATTAATAAAAGTGAAAAAGGGAATCCTACAGGATCAAATCCACAACGGACGAAGAGCAACCGCATCAAAAGACGCAAACACCTAAGTGATATTAAAATCCCTCAAACTGTTAAAAGTCGTTTAGGTGTTAAAGCAACTAATATGAATATTTTTGCTGGAGGTCAAAATAAGAATGATTCTTTAATATCAGTTTCATCTGTTGATTTTACTTCGCAGAAACCAGCTTACGTAATGCATAAAAGACATACTTCCTTTCAATGGATAGCAGACCAAGCACTTGATCTTGCCAAACGAAATAATCCACATCCAATCAATATGCAAATGGCAGATTGCTGGGGTGGATTTTATACAAAGGGTCAACATATAATTGAACATGATCATTGGCCTTATTTGTGGAGTTGGATATATTATGTGAAATGTTGTGATGATTGTACTCCCTTGGTGTTTGACAATGGACTTGGAGAACAACAACCTTTAGAATTAACTCCAAAGGAAGATAATATGGTAATGTTTCCTTCTTTGATTAGCCATTCTGTTCCTCCTCACGGATGTAACCACGATAGAATTGTGATTGCAGGAAATATATCATTTGTGCCTCCTTATATTGACTAAATAGACTTTACCATGAACGAAATAGAAACAATTAGGTATAGAATTGTTGCTAGGGAAGTGTTAGTGGAAAATCTTACTCTTGACGAGGCAAACATCGTCAAGGCGACATATGAAGATCAAGGAAAAACTGGTCTTGTTATGGAAGAGTATGATCCCCAAGCAAATCGATTAGGACGTGATCCTGACTTACATTAATCCTTATAAATAATCACATAAGATTTTGATTATTGTTAGGGGAGAAGTATGTCCGATTTTATGGGCAAAGATGGGTTCGTCTGGTTCGTAGGTGTTGTAGAAGATCGAGATGATCCTGAGAGATTGGGACGTGTTCGAGTACGATGCCTCGGATTACATACCGAGAATAAAAATAAAATAGAAACTGAAGATCTGCCGTGGGCAACTGTAATGTCACCTACGGATACTCCTTCTATGAATGGACTAGGAAATACTCCTCCCTTTATAGTAGAAGGTAGTTGGGTCTTGGGTTTCTTTCGTGATGCAGGGGATCTACAACAACCTGTTGTTATGGGAACTCTGCCTGGATATAATACCGAAAAACCAAACCCCAGTAAAGGATTTAACGATCCAAATGGTGTGTATCCTAAAACGGATGGGGATTCGGATGTAAGTCTTCTTGCAAGAGGAGCATTGTCAAAGTTTCATCCTTCAAGAATCAAACGAGAACAAATGAGAAATAAAAAGTTCTCTTTGACAACTGCTGAAGGAGTAATAGACTTAAATGGAACCTCAGTTCCTACTGCAACTAAACCTAACCTCAAAACCGTAAGTGATACTTTAAAAACAGATGACTCCCGTGTTAACTGGGAAGAACCAGAACCAGCAGGAGGTACAATCCCTCGGTATCCTTATAACCATACTCATGAAAGTGAAATAGGACATATCCATGAAATAGATGATACACCCGGCGCACCGAGACTACTTAAACAGCACGTGTTAGGAACCTTCGAAGAAATCCACCCAGACGGATCGAAGGTAACAAAGGTGGTCAAAGATAATTATGAAATAGTTTTTGGGGATTCCAATATCTACATTATAGGAGATGTAAACCTTACTACCAAAGGAACCATGAAACATCTTGTGCAGGGAGATTATATATTAGAAGTTAAGGGAGACTATACACAGAAGATACATAAAAACCATTATATGAAAGTTGGTGCCAGAGGATTAGAAAGAAAACTTGATGCTGGTGGAAATGTATTGACCGAAGGTGGTGGTGGTAATCGTGAAGAGGAGATTATAGGTAGTCATGCTATCAGTATAGCAAATGCTGTTAACTATACAACAGGGACAGCACCAACAGGACCAAAGGAAGTAAGACATACTATTGGGGGGAATGTTACAAAAATATTATCAGGAACTGATACAAAGCAAGTAAATGGGGGAAATTCGTTTGTTCATATAACAGCAGGAGATATGATCCGAAGTGTTAATGGAAACGTGATAGTGAGCACTACAAATCCAGGTGTTAGTCCACCACCATCTGCAAAGCAACAAGGACAGATTACAATTGCCGCTGCAAATAAAATGAATTTGAAATCAGCAACAAGTATGAATCTCCAAACAGATTTTGACGGATTAAATATTACTGTTGCTGGTGTTGAATTGGATAATAATGATCCTGCCATACCACTCGATCCAGAAGCTGGTTCCATATTTAATTTGACTGTTGCTGGTGCCGCCAACTGGAATAACACTGGCAAGGTTACAGAAACCTTTCTGGCAAGTCAGAAAACAAATATTACAGGAGATCTTGATCTGGATACTTCTACTGCAATCGACATTACAGCACTCACTACTATTGATATCAAGACGATCACCAACGCAGGTGATATAACAATTGATTCTGGTGATGGCAATATTGAATTGAACCCATAGGAGAATAAAATGCCAGAAGTAACAAGAGTAGGATTGGACAGTCATGTGGGTCATGCAAGTCCTACACCTAATCCATTTCACCAAACCGCATACGCAACTGGAAGTCCAAACGTATTTGTGAACAGTGCAAGGTGTACACGTATTACAGACACTACGGCATGTGGTGATCCTGCTACGGTAGGAAGTAGTAAAGTATTTGCAAATAGTCTTGCAGTTCACCGTAAAGGTGATGCAACAGGTGGTCATGGTTCGTGGGTTCCTAATGAATCCAATTCTGGTTCACTTAACGTGTTTGCAGGAGATTAGATATGGCCTTTTCAAAAATTGTACCAAATTATGAACTTCCTAATCTTTGTGGAGCAAAGGCAGGATTTGACGCTATTCAAAAACAATTAGATGCTTCTCTTGATACTTTAAATTTAAGTATTGAATTACCAGCAAGTGACATTGTTGATAAAGCAAAAGCAGATTTAAAATCTGCACTTGGAGAATTAGATAAATTGAAAATGCCAGAATTGCCTTCACTACCAGATGTATCTCTAGGTGCTGAATTAACTAGTCTAGCTAACATTGCTACAAATTCTGTTTCGGGTCTTGCTCAATTCGCTGCAAAGAAACTAGAACTAGAAACTTCTTTCGGATCAGCTCTTACTGCGATAGGAAAAGATTTTAATACACTAGTAAGTGATGTTACAGGAGGTATCCCTTCTTGTGATTGTGCTCCAAACATGATCATACCCGCCGCAGGAGGAGAGGCCCAAGAGAAACCAGCAAATACTATTACTGCTGATGAAGCACCATCAGGAGAAACACCAGCAAAACCTGAAGATAATAAAGCAGACACTTCTGCTTCATTTGCATCTTTAACATCACAGACATCATCTTTCTTTGGAGCCGCAAGTACATTTATTGCAAAGATGGCAAAAGGAGAGACAGTTTCAGAGGGGTTAAAAATAACACCTGAACAAAGATTAAATGCTTCTAAAGCAGATGCAAGATTATCAATACAATCTATCTTGGGAGGAGTTACAGCTAGTCCTGGAAATTTTAGTCAAATATTGAATGGGGGATCTTTAAATTTTTTAGAAACCGCTGCAAATACAAGTGGTGATGGTAATAATTTATCAGACGAGGAAGTGTTTAGAAATTCTACTGCAAGAAGCATTATGAAATTACATGCAGATGCTACAGCAAAACTTAACATATTATTTACAATGCTGAAAACTTCCCGAAGGCCATTCCCACATAATTCGGCAGTCAATCCTGAAACGGGCGAAGCAGATGGTAAGTTTGTATATGTAAACTCTCCTGATAAATTTCCAACTGAACCAGACGAAGATGGACGTAAAATATTACCCGAAATATCTTGGATTAATATTTGGAATAAAAGAGATGAGTTACAAGCATTTATGAATAATGAAAAAGTTTATCATGGTAATGATCTTGCCAATGAAGAATTGAATTATGATATAAAACCTCTTCAACAATCTTCTGCAAAGGTTATAAAGGATGCGGAATCGTTGATTAAAATATTCAAAGAGAAATTTATAAATGCTAACGAAAAAGGAAAAATGACGGGTGAAAATATTTAGCACTTGATAAAAAAAACTGAACGTGATTGTAAGACATTGAACGAGAAAGGAGTCAGTACAAAGTTAGGAGATAATCATGGTTGCAGAGATAATTGCAGGGATTGCTCTTTGTAATAGTGCCTATAAAGCAATTAAGGAGGGCATTAATAATTGCAAAGAGGTGGGACAATTAGCAGGATCAATAGATCAACTAGTAGAAGGTAAAGAACAAGTAGACAGAGCAGCTAAACCTACTAACATGGTAGCAAGTAGGTGGGGTGCTATGATGGGGAAAAAAGGTATTGATAATGAAGGATCGTTATCAGTAGGTTCGATTGTACAGGAAAAAATAAATCAGAAGCTAGCAGATGAAGAATTAAAAAAAGTTAGATTTATGGTGAACCGCCGATTTGGTTTAGGTACATGGGAAGATATTATGATGGAACGTCAGGAGAGACTTGAAAAAGCAAAGACTAGACAACAAAAAGAAAGAGAAAAAAGAAAAGAACAAGTAGACAAATGGTTTGAGTATGCCAAAAACGGTATAATAACAATCCTAGTTGTGCTAGGAATGTTTATTACGTTTATGTTCTACACAGGAAGATGGACACTATAGGAGAAATATAAAATGTCTAACGTGAATAAAAAATTATGTAAATCAATTAAAAGAGAAAGAACTTCCATGCAAAAGGCATTGTATAAAATGAATGCTTGGGCAAAAGGGAAGAAGGCATTTCTTACTATTGAAAATCCAGTTAAGAGTGAGACTGCGAAACTATTCATTCGTGTTCCAGCAGAACATGTTTGGAGAAAATATGAACCTTATAGAATGAAACAGACCGCAGATTGATGTTATAGTTATAAATAAAGGAACAGGAGTTTAATATGGTAGGAACACCCACCTCTTTAGAAGCATTTAATGATGCACAAGGGCAAAATAATATAGAACGTAATGTCCGTCAATGGAGAGACTTGGATTTGTTTTTCCAAAGAAAACCTTCAAATTCTGATATTAATACAGTAACGGATATTCAAGCAGTTAAACGATCTGTTCGTAATCTTGTTTTACTTAATCATTATGAAAAACCTTTCCACCCAGAAATAGGTTCTGGGGTTAGAGATATGTTGTTTGAACTTATGACCCCTATCACTGCTGTTATTATTACTAGACATATAGAGGATGTTATAGAAAATTTTGAACCAAGAGCAAGACTTGTAGGGGTTAGAGCACAACCAGATTTGGATCGTAATATATATGAATGCACTATAGAATTTTATGTGGTTAATGTTCCAACTGAATTAGTAACACTAGATCTTATGTTAGAGAGAGTACGATAATGGCCACACAATCCCGACGATTAGATATTACAGAATTTGATTTTGATGACATTAAAGATAATTTAAAAACATTCCTTAGAGCACAGAATGAATTTACTGATTATGATTTTGAAGGTTCTGGTATGAGCATCTTACTGGATTTACTTGCCTATAACACTCACTATCTTGGTTTTAATTCGAACATGCTTGCTAATGAAATGTTTATTGATACGGCATCTATAAGATCAAGTATAGTTTCACATGCAAAAACTTTAGGTTATCAAGTTGGTTCTGCTACAGCACCAAAAGCATTAGTGAATGTAACAATGAACAATGCTTCTACTTCTACTAGAACAATGCCAGCAGGAACAACATTTTCTACTTCCGTAGATGGAGTTAATTTTCAGTTTGTTACTGTCTCGGATATAACAGCAAACAAATCTGCACTGGATATTATTTTTAATAATGTGGAGATATTTGAGGGTACTTTTGTTACACAAAGATATACAGTAGATAGTTCTGATGCAGATCAAAGATTTGTAGTTAATGATAATCGTATCGATATTAGTACTTTATCTGTTGTTGTTCAAAATTCTGTATCTGATACGACAACTTCTACATATACAAAGGCAACTGATATTACTCAATTAAAAGGAAATAGTTCTGTTTTCTTTTTACAAGAAGTAGAGTCAGGAAAGTTTGAAGTATATTTTGGTGATGGTGTTGTAAGCAAATCATTATCAGATGGTAATATAGTTTTATTAACTTTTGTCGCAACAAATAAAGCACTTTCTAATGGTGCTTCAACATTTACGAATACTGGTGCGATAGATGGTCAAGCAGACATTACAGTTACAACTGTGGCATCAGCTGATGGAGGTGGAGAAAGAGAAAATCTTGCTTCTATAAAACTTAATGCTCCATTAGACTATTCAGCGCAAGGAAGATGTGTTACCGTAAATGACTACAAGGTTTTTGCGAGGAA